GATATTGTCAGGTGGTTCCAACTTGGTGGACTTTGGCCCTTTGTTGCTCTCCACGGTGCCTTCAGTCTGATCGGGTTTATGCTACGTCAGTTTGAAATCAGTCGCTTGGTGGGCATCAGACCTTATAATGCTATTGCGTTCTCTGGTCCTATTGCAGTATTCGTTTCAGTATTTCTCATCTATCCACTGGGTCAATCCAGTTGGTTCTTTGCTCCTTCTTTTGGAGTGGCAGCAATCTTTAGGTTTCTTTTATTCCTACAAGGTTTTCATAATTGGACGCTAAATCCGTTTCATATGATGGGTGTTGCTGGTATACTAGGAGGAGCACTGCTCTGTGCTATTCATGGAGCAACAGTAGAGAATACTTTGTTTGAGGATGGAGATGGTGCAAATACTTTCAAGGCATTTGAACCAACCCAAGAAGAAGAAACATATTCAATGGTCACAGCAAATCGTTTCTGGTCTCAGATCTTTGGTATTGCTTTTAGTAATAAGAGATGGTTGCACTTTTTTATGTTATTCGTGCCTGTTATGGGTCTTTGGGTGTCTTCTATTGGTATTATTGGGTTAGCTCTGAATCTTCGTGCTTATGATTTTGTGAGTCAGGAGATTCGTGCTGCTTCCGATCCAGAATTTGAGACGATGTACACGAAGAATATATTATTATCGGAAGGACTTCGTATTTGGTTGGCACCTGCCGATCAACCTGGAGAACGATTTGTATTTCCAGATGAGGTGTTGCCTCGTGGAAATGCCTTGTGATAAAAATATAATACCCTGTGGAAATGCAAAGACCCTTCGGGGTCTTTTGTTGTTTTATGACCCAAACTATGATAAGGTATAAATAGTAATAGATAATCAAAGTTAGGATAATGGGATTAAATAACAAATCAAAACCTTGTGGATATTATGTTGGTAAAAAGTTTGGACGACTTACTATAATAAAAGAGGAAAGAATACTAAAAAATGAAAGTAGTAATATTATTGCTATTTGTGAATGTGACTGTGGAGGAACTAAAATTTCTGATAGGTATGGTATAGTTTATGGATCTACTACAAGTTGTGGTTGTGTTAGAAAAGAAACTACGATTGCTTTCAATAAAACTAAAAGAAAAGAACCTGGTTCTAAAAAAGCAGATGATAGAAGATATAAGATGTTTCATAATGCTCAACACAGAGCAAAGAAAAAAGGAATACCCTTTACAATTTCTATGGATGATATTATAATACCAGAAACTTGCCCTTTACTTGGAATACCTCTTGTATCTACTAATGATAAAAGAGACCCAAGAAATCCCAGTTTAGATCAAAAAATTCCAGGTCAAGGTTATACTCCCGATAACATTTGGGTTACTAGCTCTCGTGCTAATTGGATTAAGTGTGACGCATCACTACAAGAACTAGAACTACTCGTTGAGAACCTCAAAAAATTATGAACGAATTTTACACTTATGCGTTTTTGAGAGAAGACAGAACACCTTATTATATTGGTAAAGGTACTGGGAACAGGATTTATTCTACATATAGGAAAGGAGCAAAACCACCAAAAGATAAGTCAAGAATAATATATCTCAAACAAAATCTAACTGAAGAACAAGCATTCAAGCACGAAATCTATATGATTGCTGTGTTTGGTAGGAAAGATTTGGGAACTGGCATTCTTATTAATAGAACTGATGGTGGGGAAGGTTCTTCTGGAGTTTTACAATCAGAAGAAACAAAACTAAAAAGAAGTAAGGCACTCAAAGGTCATATAGTTTCTTCAAAAACCAGAAAGAAAATGAGTGAGGCATCTAAAAACCCATCAGAAGAAACCAGAAAAAAAATAAGTGAGGCACATAAAGGTAAATCTCTTTCAGAAGAACATAGGCAAAAATTGAGTGTTGTAAAGATTGGTAAAACTCACTCAGAAGAGCATAGAAGAAAAAATAGTGAGGCACATAAAAATCCATCAGAAGAAACCAGAAAAAAAATGAGTGAAGCACAAAAAGGAAATACTAAAAGGTTAGGTAAAACTCATTCAGAAGAAACTAGAAAAAAACTAGGAACCGCAAGTAAAGGCAGAAAATGGTGGAATGATGGTTGTGGAAATTGTAAGTTTGTGCTAGAATGTCCTGGTGATGGTTGGAAACTTGGAAAAAAATTATGAACATCCTATTCCCACTAATCTACTTCACACTCTTTGCTCTGATTGCTGGGAGTGGGTTTGCGATGATGTGGGGCAACATCCAGTCTATCAATGAAGAAATGAGAAGACCAAAGAAACCCCAACATCCAGAGGCACCAAAGGAAGGTGACGAACTCTTATATGTGGACTTAAATAAGGAAAGATTAGAAAATCTTTATAACCAAAAAGAAAATGAATCATAGGAAACATAAACAAAAAGAAAACTGTAATAAAATTAAAAAAGAAAAATATGTTTCTTACGTAAATGATCCAGAGGATGCAAAGTGTCCTCATTGTGGATTGTTTAGAAAACCCTGCTCTCATATAAATGGATTGAGTCGTGCTTATGCAAGGTCTGCCTGTAAAGAAAGATTAGAAAACCTTTATAGCAAATAAGCATAAAAACTTATTGCTTGTTATGTTAAGATATGCTAACATATATAATACAAATCTTAACAAAGTGATTTTATGATAAAATCTTTGGGACTATTATTACTACGATTGTGTATAGGAATATTTCTTGTACATCATGGGTTTGATAAACTGCATAACATAGAAGGGTTTGCTAAAACCTATGTCATCCCAATGCATTTACCCTTCCCAATCTTCTTGTCTCATGTGGCAGCATACTCAGAAATCATAGGAAGTTATCTATTACTTCCTGGACTTCTAACCAGACTTGGAGCACTAGCAATCTTTGGTACAATATCAGTGGCAGTGTATCATGCCATCAGTAATGTTGGACTTAATCTATATGCCCTAGAACTTCTGGGTCTTTATTGGGGAGGAGCAGTATGTATTGTATTGAATGGGCCAGGTAAGTTCTCTCTTGATTATTTGATACTCAAATTGAAAACGGAAGGTTGATATAATTGAGAGACCCTTTACGGGTCTCTTTTTTTGTGCTATGATATGAATATTCGGGTAAATTAATATTCAGGTGTAAATACTCTTGTCAGTATTCAGAGACTAATACTTACCGAATAAACCATAATCAGTATTCAGCGGATAAAAATTTTATTATTTTTCACATTCTAATACTTTATAACTTTTTTATATGAACATTTTTGTAGCAGACATTGGACAAGGCAAAGCACATTTTTATGATAGTAAGAATAATATATTTTATGGAAAAAGAAATGATACCGATTTAATTGATATTAATATTCCTGGAATTGAAAAAGGAGATTATATTGTAGTAGAAGATGCTCATATAAGAGAATCACACAAGAATACTCTTGCACAACCATTTGATTATGATCAATTAGAAAAGTTTGAGAAAAATGCTGCTCGTAATGGGAATGTGATTTTGGTGTTTCCACAAAAATCCACACCAAAAGCAAGAAAACTTTCTGGAGTAGATGCTGATGCGAAAACAGATGAAGCAGATACTAGAGCAATTGCAAATTTTCTTAATAATGATTCAAAAGCATTTGATTGCTTGAAAGAATTTACCCCAACACGTCTTAAAGATTATCAAGAAGATAATCAACATATCTTTGAATATATTCAGCAATCAAATACAGATATTAATCCTGCAAAATCTTCAGAGTATGGTCTTGGAAAAATTGATTATGAAGATGAAGTTTCTAAATGGATTAAAAAGTATGCTATAAAAGGTGGTATGACAGTGGTGGGATATATTCCTTCTATTTGTGAATATTTAAAAAATGAAACTCTTTTGGGAGTAATTGGATTAAGTTTTAACACAAAAGGAAACTTATCAAAAATACAAAATCCAAATCGAATTTATACAATTGTAAATTCTATTTTAAGGCCAAACGGAGAACTTCGTGAACGTGGATTTCCTCCTGGGCACAAATACTATGGAAAAATGATGTTTCCAGAATATAAATTTGTAAAGACACATTACCTTGGTCTTAAACCTTTTCATATGAATCAAGGTGTTGCCGCATCAAATTATAAGCATTGGTGGCGTCCAGCAGTATCCGAATATTCCAATAAAGCAAAAAAAAGTGGTAATTCTTCAGATTTTATGACTGGTATGAGTTATGATGATTACTCTGATCTTAAAAAGGCAAGAACAAAAGTAGATAAGATGACTCAAGAAATCTGGTATGCTTTACGAAAAATGATTGTTGAGGATGGTCTTCGTTAGTATTCACAAGGTAATACTCTTGTTAGTATTCACCCCCCAATACTCAATCGTTCTCAAATCTTTAGTTAGTATTCAATATATAACACTTTTATTAGTATTCAGCCTGCAATACTCCCAACAATTAGTTGATATTCAGCCCGTAATACTCTTGTTAGTATTCAATTCGTAATATCCGAAATAAAAAGTAGGGGAGTTCCACACTCTCTTTTTTTTATTATCTGTGCTATAATTAAGTTCTCTCTTGATTATCTGGTGCTTAATAAAATACTCAAATTGAAAACGGAAAGATGATTCCAAATATGGGGGCAAAAAATCTCCCCAAAAATTTTACTCCAAAGAGTTTTTCATAATAATAAATAATGACAGATGCTTTCCTAAATGGAACTCTATAATTCTTCTTCGGACTACTTGTTTAATTTACAAGCAACAAGTTCATCAGATGCAAAGAGAATGTGGAGACAATCAATCAAAGATAAATGGAAACATAAATGTGCTTATTGTGAAAGCACAGAATATCTAACAATAGACCATATAGTTCCACAATCAAAAGGTGGAAGTGATTTTCTTACAAACGTATTATGTTGTTGTAGAAGGTGTAATAACTCTAAGTCTCATATTAATTGGGAAGAATGGTACTCATCACAAGATTTCTTTACAGAAGAACGATATGATGTTATAATGAAATGGATGAAACCACAGACAAATTCCAATCTATATAAGTATAAACCAAGAATGAATACGTCAACTTAATGGAATCTGAAAGTTTTATGCCCTTATTATACGTAAGGGCATTTATTATCTCAAATCTAGCAATTATTATCCCTATTCTTTTTATCTTATGACTTTTACAGTTTATTCCAAAGATGGTTGCCCATATTGCAGTAAAATCGAACAGGTGCTACAATTAACAAACCTTGAGCATGTTGTCTACAAACTTGGTGAGCACTTTGATAGAGAAGCATTTTATTCAGAGTTTGGAGAAGGATCTACATTCCCTCAAGTTATTGTTGATGAAAATCATATTGGAGGATGTACTGATACAATTAAGTATCTAAAAGAACAAAAAATAGTTTGATGGACAATGAAGAAAATAATCTAAATAAAGATGAACCCCAGATGAATCGGGGGTTTGAGTTGTTAATTAGAGATAGGAGGAGAAGATCATTAGCACCAAAAACTTTTCAACTGAAGTTTGGTAAAATGATTTCTCTTCTTCGAAGAGAGATACACATTCACTTTGACTTTCATTTCGATATTCAGAAAAAGTAACTCTTGGAGAAAAAAAATGTTAGCAGTAGCACTCACAATCGGAACATTGGTTTCAATCTTGTTCTTTTTTGTAGGAGGAGTTGTTGGTTGGTTAGCAAGAGAAAATTCGTATCAAGTTCAACCAGTTTATACTCATCCAGAGATGTTTGACCAAAATGGGAATGTATTTCCCGATGAAATCTTAGCCGTGAGGTTCGAAAATAACTATGACGCAGACGATGACGACGAAGACGAAGAAGACTGAAACTCTTCCACCAAATCCTTTTGTTTTTGAAGTTTTGGAACTTGTTTCAAAACAAAGAAGTAATGTTAAAAAGGTTGAAGTGCTCAAAACTTATGAGCACGATTCCCTTAAGTCTATTTTGATTTGGAACTTTGATGAAACTGTAATTTCACTTCTTCCAGAAGGTGAGGTACCATATAGTGATATTAAAGATCAGAATATTTACTCTGGTAACCTTTCTGATAACCTGGTTAAACAGGCAAATGGTGGAGAGGCAGCAATTACACAAGATCTTAGTGGTGAAGGTAAGACTTCATTGAGAAGAGAATATCAACATCTATATCATTTTGTAAAAGGTGGTAATACTACACTCTCTACAATTCGTAGAGAGTCAATGTTTATCAATATTCTCCGTGGGTTACATCCAAAAGAAGCAGAAGTTCTTTGCCTTGTAAAAGATAAAAAACTTTTTGATAAGTATAAGATTACAAAAGAACTTGTGTCTGAAGCCTATCCAGATATTATTTGGGGTAACCGTTCGTGAGATCAGTTGTAAACAGAGCAGAAGAAACAATGAAAGATCCTGAAAATGAAGAAAGATCTGTTGTTCCTGCACAATATAGGTGTGATATTCTTTTAGAGAAGACAACACTTGAAAAAGTGCAGGATCCATCCTTTCCTATGGATGCATATTTAATATGGTACCTTGATGAAGGTAAGGAGCATATTGATCTTTGTAGAACTCAAAAAATATCAAGTCTTTTTGATATGTATTATGATAAGTATGGTCCTGGATCAGTTCAAAAAATTGATTTTGGATACGGAAGAACTAACCCCAAGGTATGGGGATACAAACAACCAGAGAAAAAGAAAAAAAGATGAGTGAAGGTTTTAATGATGGAAAGGTAAAGGTCAATGTAAATGTTGATGAAATAGATATAATTCTCAAAAAATATAAAAAGTTAAATAAATATAAAAAGTCTGCTCTTTTTGCTGTGAAAACTATTGACGGGACTGAAAGTATTATCACTTCTCTAATCAAAGAAGCACAGGAGGATCCAGTAGTCTAATGGGAAAGCACTATCTACTAAATCTATACGATTGCTCTTTTGTTCTTTTGAATGACGAACAATTTTTAATAAAATTATTAGAAAGTGCGGCAATATTATCTGGGGCAACAGTAATACAAACAATATTTAAAAAATTTGATCCGCAAGGAGTTACAGTTATTTGTTTACTTGCAGAAAGTCATATTAGCATTCATACCTGGCCTGAAGAAGGTAAGGCAGCAGTAGATTTATATACTTGTGGTGATTCAAATCCAAAATTGGGTTGTGAGATGATTATCGATAATTTGTGTTCAACAAACCACACTCTTTCTTACATAGAACGATGAATTTCGATACTGTTTTCATTTCTGATGTTCATTTAGGAACGACTAGATGTGATACTGAAAAGTTTTTAAAGTTTTTGAAAGAACTTGATACAAAAAAACTTGTAATGGTTGGAGATATATTTGATATTGCCTGTATGG